ATCAGCTTAGAAGGGCGTTGACTGGCACACCGTAATACTAAATTCAAGTACAACCCAAAGATCGGAACAAAGGAAAAATTCTAACATGATTGAAAGCTTAATAAACTTGATAACTAAAATAGATTCGTTGTCGATTCTTGATGAGGATAAAGACATTTGGATCATCCAGAAGACCTAATCTTTTTGGCAGGAACCGAAGGTGCAAATCGTGCGCTTAATGCTGCCGTTCAGACCGTGAAGAAACCCAAGACGGTAACTATTAAGTGGGATGGCTATCCTGCATTAATATTTGGACGTGATACGAATGGCCGATTCGCCATCATGGACAAACATATGTTTAATAAGAAAGATGGCACAGGTCGCGCAGTCTACAGCCCCCAACAATTTGCACAGTATGATCAGGCAAGAGGCGTAGATAGGTCAGAACTACATGCATTAATAGCAAAGATTTGGCCAGGTCTATCTAAGGCTGACCCCGGCGTAGGATATTATTGGGGCGATTTACTGTTTAGTCAACCATTAAATGAGGCTGGAGGACTTTATAAATTCAGAGCGAACCCCAATGGCATCACATATACAGCAGACAAGTTAATGCAATCATGGAAAAAAGTAGGCAGCCCTACTGACAGTGATGAGGTAGCAAAAATTATTAGAAGTGCAGGGGTAAGTGATGAGGTTCTAAAGCCAGTGTATCAATCAATGAACATTCCACTAACACCTGCACAAGCAGCCGCACCAGTTGCAGGTGCTACTCCGGCAGCAGGTGCTACTCCGGCAGCCTCGCCGAAACCCGCGGCGGCAATAGATTTTAATGCACTACAAATTGCAGTTTCTAAACTTCGGTCGAGAGATGCACAAAGCCTGTTAACTTATATAGATTCTTTGAAATAGAACTATTTTTGATAATTAACGGTGATACAAAATAACTAGGTTAGGAAAAACAAATGCTTACTGAAGGTGGAAATGTATTTAAGGATGTAGACGGTAAACCGCTTACGAGAAGAATTTTGCAAGATGAAATTCCAACGACCGTTAATTGGTTAGAGAAAATAACAGGATTAGATTTTACGAAGGAAAAGGACGCTGTCACGGGTTATCCTATTAAGTGGCTCGGTAGCACAGGTAAAAAGCCAGATTCTGGAGACCTTGATTTGGCTGTAGATAGCAATGAGATCGCTAAACCTGAACTAAAAACACACCTACAACAATGGGTAGTATCTCAGGGAGGAAAGCCGGACGAGTTTGTACGTTTAACGGGCGAGGCAGTACATTTTAAAACTCCTATTAAAGGGGATGCTAAAAATGGATTTGTGCAAACCGATTTCATGTTCATACACGATTTAGTGTGGGGTGTCTTCTGGTTATCGACTGTGCCTAATAGTAAATATAAGGGTTTATATCGCAATGTGTTAATGAGTTCTATTGCTAAGGCGCTCGGTTGTAAGGCGAGTAACAAAGGAATCACTGATCGTGCAACTAATGAAACTATAACCACGGATCCCGATAAAGCTGCACGACTATTACTCGGACCAGGTGCTACGTCAAGGGACCTAGGAAGTGTGGAAATGATTTATGATGCACTATCCAATGATCCAAAACGAGATGTTAAATTGTCTGATTTTCGTGAGTATTTGGCACGAGACGGTCTCAAAGAGCCTGAGCAAATTAAAGAAGACACAGTTAGTTTTATGGCTAGACTTCGTGATTATATTGTAGATAAACAAAATACGATGATTGCTGAAGCAGATGCATTACCTAAAAAAAGTCCTCGAATACCGCATCCAGAGGATGCGATATTTATTAGTCATGCTGAAGCGGTAAAGTACGAAAAAGCATTAGAAGAGGCTATTACCAATGCTACTAAAATTAGCATTAAATGGGACGGTGGAATTGCTTTGTTTTTTGGTACTAGCCCAGAAGGTAAATTCTTTATAAACGACAAGTATATGCCTGAAGGATTTTATGCATATAGCCCCAAAGATTGGGAACGGTATGATACTCAAATCAAGAAATCAAAAACAGCAAGACCCGATCTGTACCAAAAGCTGGCTGTTATTTGGAACGG